TAAAGTACTGGCCCTAAAGCCGCAGCCACACCCGCAAAAATTACAATTAGTTTTTTTGTTGTTGGACTTAGTTCTGAAAATTTTTGCAATAAGCCGTTGGCAAATGTTACTAATTTAGTAAATACCGGTAATATGATTTGACCAAACTTTGCAGATAGTTCTTTTAAAGATTCCTGAAATATTCTCATTTGGTTTGCAGCACCCCCGCTTGTTCTGCTAAAATCTCCCTGAGCGTTTGAGGTTGCTTCCATTATGAACTTATAACGCAACGCAACTTTTTGCGCTTGTGTCATTGTTTTTATATTGGCGTTCATTCCTCTCTCCATAGCAAAACTTTTTAAGTTTGCCTCAGTCATAACAATACCTAATCTTTTTAAAGATTCTGTTTCTCCGGTAAAAACACCGGCTAATGCGGTTGTTGCCTGATCAATACCTATATTTTTAAAAGACGCTAAATCTCCGGCCAAACCAACTAAAGACGTACTCATATCAGAAGCAGCGCTTTGATTTAATCCCATTGAAGTAGCCATATCTCCAAACAAGGCGGCCATATCCAAGGCGCTACCCTCCGCAATACCGAATTGCTTTAAAGTAGTTTTTGCAAAGTCTTTAACCTCTTTTTTAGATTTACCAAAGGCAACATCTACTTTGTTCATTGATTCTTGAAAATCACTTGCAAATTTAACCGCCGCACCACCTGCAACGGCTAAAGGCAGAGTTAATCTTGTTGTTAATGACTTTCCAACGCTTTGCATTTTTGAGCCAAATTTTGATAATTTAGAACTCGCAGAACTTAGCGCATTTGATAGCTTTGAAGAATCTCCGGTAATATTTATTTTTAAATTTTGTTCAGGCATAGTATTAAATAAGTTGAAACAAAAATACAAAAAAAAAGACGCTTTTATTTTAACGTCTTTTTATTGGTCATTGATTGATATTTTACCATAAAAGCATCCATTTGCTCCTTTGTGGATTTAGGCTCTGCCCTTTTCTTTTTTCTTGCAATATCACTTGGCAATTCAAATAAATCTTCAGGCTTTAACATTTGAGATTTTTTCTCACATTGCACGTTGTGAATCATTACTGCAATATAGCGTGTTTGCTCCCAATTTAAATTTATATTGTTATGATAGTGTTGAGCCATTAAAGCATTTTCTCGCCAGGTTTGCCGCCAAAAATCGTCAGGCTTTATTCCAACTAAACCAATATAATGGTCAGTTAAACTTTCAAAATTTACTTCTTCTTTGACGGCTGACGCTTTCCCTTGGCTTCTGTTTCGCCATTTAAACTATTACCTAAAATTTTAGATTGCAACATTACCTCAACAATTTCATTTATTTTTTCTGCGTCTAATTCATCGAGCCAGGCGCCAACAGTAAATAAATTGTAATCAATTTCGTTTCCTTTTTCTTGATCGTTTGCCAGGATTGCAGAATAAACTAAGGCTCTTAAACCTTTGATTGATATTCCGTTTTGAAAAGCTCCGCCAATTTCGGCTAAACTTATTCCTAATTGCTCGGTAAATTCCGACCAAAAATTCATTGAGAAATGTAGTGTTCTGTTTTTGTTACCAACTTTGATGTCAATGTAACCTCTTTTTTTGTTTGTCATTTTTTAAGGTTTAAAATTAATGTAAAAAAAGCCGTCGCCAAATATTGACGGCGGCCCTGTATAAATAAACTAAAGTTAATTAGTTAGTTGATTTTGTGATTGCTCCTGTAATTGTTAAAGATCCGCTATAAGTTACGGCAGCTTCCATTTCAGCAGACATTTCAACACTTGATAAAAACGCCTCAGCAGTATAAATTGCGTCTCCAGTTTCAGCAGTTCCAAAAACACAAGTTAATTGCGTTCTTGCTAAAAGATAATCAGCCATTTCGATAGCGTTTGCCGTATCGTCATAAACTACTAATCCCTCAAAAGATATTTCACCACCTTTTACGCCTCCGATATACTCAGAAAACCCGTTTGAATCTTTTGTTGTAGCTTCAGGAGTGTCCATTGATAAAGACATTGAACAACTTGTAGTATGCCCAACTGTAGTTCCCTCTACTGTTAAAATTAAGTTAGTTCCGTTAAATACTCCGGTTGTAGCCATTTATATAATTTTTAATGTTATTAATTTTGTGTAAATATACGAAAATATTTAATTATAATTTTACGAGGTTAAAGCAACTAAATCGTCTGTTGATCTAAGTGTATTAAAAACTGCAATTCTATGAATATTAATATTATTCATAGTTGTACTAATATTGTAAATATTGTCAATAATATTTAAAACTCCTGTTGGTGCATTTAGTCCAACACTTGTGCCATTAATATAAACGTAAGTGTTTGACGTATCATAAGCTATTGCCATTTTGCAAAGTGTTCCAGGTTGTAAGGTAAATCCTCCATTTATTAATCCTGATCCACTTATATTGTCGCCAAATATATTTATTAAATTATTTGAATAAGTTTCAAGGCGCATTGAATTACCTCCGGAATGGTCTTTAAATCTTAATAGTTTATTAAACTCTCCGTCTTTACCATTATAAGAAAACCACAATACGAAAGTTGAGGTATTTGCCGGAAAAGTTGTCGAGGTTGAAAAATTAGAACTAAAAGCACCCTCTGTTAATCTTGAAGATGCAGCACCCTCATTTGATTTAATATAAGAAGATGCAAAGCTAGAATTTTCGGCTTGTGCCTGAGCTACATAAATTGTTGCAGCATCGTTACACAAAACCCTTGGAGTAGATCCCGATGCGCTTGTGTGTGAAAACCTTTGCCATTGGTTTGTTAAGGTTACAACTTTTAAATCAGTTGAAACGCATCCAATGCTAACGTCTTGAGTTTCGGCCTCTGATTTTAAATAAATTGATTGTGTAATTTGTCCGGTTGATGTAACTGCTATCTCAATTCTTGCGTTTGATGTTCCGTCAAAAACAATTTTAGCTCCGTTTTTTGTACCATCAGGCGAAGCAATAAAGTTATCTGTTACAACTGCATTTCCAACGCTAGTCCACTCGCTAAAACTTTCAGAATATGTAATTAAATTTGTAGATTGTGCCTCTAATGCAATATGTGGGCAACCATTAGAAACTCCACTTATTGTTTTATATGAAAGGCTTGGAATGTTTTGTTGTACCTCTGTAATATATCCATTTTGCGCAATTCTATTTTTTAATGAATTTCTTGAAAAAGTAAAATCCCCATCGCCGTTTGTTGGAAATGTAGAATAAATTTTACTTTCCTTTACTCCAGTTGGCTGTAATAAAAAAACAGAATCATTTAAAATAGACATATTTATTTCTTTTTGTGTACTTCGTCAAAATCTTTTAAAACTTTGTTTACCTCTTTTAAATCTTCAAGATGCGTTTTTTTGCTTAGTAGATCTTGTTCTTTTAATTCGTTTTCTAGTTTGTTAAATTTATGCTTTGATATTAATTCCATTATTTTAAAAGGCAATTGAATAAGCAAATAAACAAAACCAACAATTCCAAATAATGTTTTTAAGTTTCCGTCTATATTATTAAAAAAATCAATATTAGAAATTGCTAATATATCCATAAGGTTTAACCCCCATATTGCAAGGCTGAATTTTTCCAAATAACTTAAAAATAATCTTATATTAAACATAACAATTAATAATGTGCAGCAAACAAGGCACAATGGTATAAATAAAATCTTCAACTTCGGGCGTTCCTTTTGCTAAAAAATCGTCATAAATAATTTCCTTTAAAGCTGCTATAACAACAACAATACTAACTGAAATTAATGTGTTGAAAAACAACAATGATAAAAATAAAATACAACTGCCTACAAAGAAGTGTAATAATTTATCTTTTTGAATACTTGTAATTATATCTTTATTTATCATCGTCTCTTTTATAACCATAAAACATATGTGCAGCAGATCCATTTGGATAAACTCTGTATTGTTCTAATTCTAATTCATCTGTACTCATTACGTCATAAGCGTAACCAGGATAATAAATAGGATGCTCTGGGTCTGTTGTCGCTTGTGGATTAATTACTTTTCCAATATTTACAACACCTTTTGTTCCGTTAATATATTGCATTGTTGTAACACCCTCTATTGTTATTTCTTCCCAAACGTTGTTATCTATTAAGACTTGTTTGCCTTGTTGTTCTGTATCAAAAACTAATTTGTATATGTGCATTTTATATTGTTGTTAAAGATTGTAATTCTGCATCTGTTAATGCTTCTTTGTAAACTGCTAGTGCTTTTGTGTTTCCGTAGAAAGGAAAACTACCACTACCTTGGTCAAAGTTTAATTTATCAAGTGTATTTTCTGAATATGTAGAGCCACTTAATTGCTCTGTTTCTTTTATTCCGTTAATCCAAATTGCAAAATCATTTTCTTTATATTTTAAAGCTATTTTATTATAGGCTACAATATCTGATAATGTTATTGTATCATCAAATACATTAGAATTATTAACCCTTACAACAAACTTTACTTTATTAGAGCCAGACGTATAAAATATGTTTACCCTATTACCTATGTTTCCATTCTCTGATAAACTTATAATCCTATTTGTGCCATCATCAGCCAAAGCTGCTATCTCTGCATACAATACACCCTCTGTACTATTTATCAAAGTAGAGTTCCCACTATTAGTTGCAATATCTTGTAGCCTAGTGTTTGTTGCTCCCGATGTTGGAATGTATGAGGTTGCGTAGGATAAGTTTTCTACTTGTGCGCCCCAAATTTCAATATCTCTAGCGGTTGCGCCTCCATAAGTACTTATGCTTATTGCAAAGCTATAAGGACTCACACTTCTTGTTATTGATAACCTTTGCCAAGTACCGTCAAGTGTAAAGTTATTTTCTTGAAATGAAGTACCAAACCTTATTGTCTCACCACTTACTCCTTTGACGTATATTGATGCAGTTGTTTCTGCGGAGTTACTGAAACTTAATTGTATATTTTGATTTGCTCCAGTGAATAAACATCTGGAAGCATTCTGTTCACCACTTGGACTAACACTATAATTTTGCGTCGTGTATGTAGTGCCGTTTGCCCATAAACTAAAATCCTCACTATAAGTTATCAAATTCGTACTCTGTGGCTCTAGCAACCAACTTCCACATCCACTATCTGGTACTACTTCTTGACCAGTAACTTCTTTTACAGATACGTTGTCTATTGTTATTGAACCACTACTATCACTAAAATTAAAATAAAATGTAGTTAAATTTGAACTAAAATAAAATGTATGAACACCAATAGTTGAAGGCACTATTGTATATGCAGCACTTCCAGAATTATTTGTATAAACTTTTAAATCTGATGTTCCTACTTTTTCAGTTATTTCATATTGTAGTTTAAATTGAGAAGTTGTTGGAGATGTAACATTTGGTTGATTTATTCTTCTATTACCACTTCCTCCATTTATTGTAACACTATTATTTGAAAACGTTGCTGCCCCATCGGGATTAAACCAATTAGCACTTCCATTACTAAAATCTCCATTTACAATTTCCTCACTTCCTAAAGTATCTTGATAACTAAACCCTTCGTAGTTTATTCTTGGTATGTTTGTATCGTCTGTTATTTCTTTTAATGAAACACTATTTAAGGTTATATCTACATTTGCAGATGCTCTGTAAAATTTTACATTAGTGTTTGATGTTGGTGAAATTATTCTTGTATTAATACCAGCAGTATTAAAAACTTGTTGAGATATACCACCTCCATCTATTTTTATACTTCCGCTTGTTGCCTCCGCAACATCTACCGTTAATTGATAAGTTCTTCCACCTATCATAGGATTAGTTGATGTGTAAAATTCAGTTATAGGTGATGTGTTTAAAAACTTTAACCTTGCAGTTCCTTGTTCTTGATTAAACTCTACATAATTATTTGCATCACTATTTGCTACTGTCCAATCTTGCCCTACTTCTTTAACTGAAATGTTGGTTATAGTACCTCTAAAAGCACCACCATAAAACCTTAAAAGACCAGTTGATGTTGTTGTAAAATAAAATGTTTTACTACCTAAAGATGTTGCAGTTTGATTTGAAGAACCCCCTATGTCAATAGCTAAAGTTCCACTTATATAATCTGTTACATCTAACGTTACTTTGTATACTTTTCCAGCAGTAACTCCAACATCTTGGGTAAGATTATTGTTTAAATCACTACAAGTAGCACCTAAATTACTAATAGTCCAACCATCTCCTAAACTCCAATTTTGTCCGACTTCTTTTACTGAAACGTTGTCTATTGAGCCTATGAAAGAATTTCCCGTAAAACTAACTGTTTGTGAAGCAGCAGTATAATAAAAGGTATGTTTTCCTATTGAAGTTGGAATGCTATAATTTGAAGCATTAGGGTAGTTTAAACTTCCACTTGTATAAGCAGAAACTTCAACTTCCACTTTATAGGTTTTTCCTATGGTCAATACTCCTCCTTTGTACATAACCCCACTGCCATTACAATTAGCAGAGCCACCCGATATAGTCCAAGATGCATCTAAACCCCACCAAGAACTATCACTAAAATCTCCATTAACAATAAGCTCACTTCCTTCTTGTGAAAAGTTTCCGTTTAAAAC